GTGAGAGTGTGTTTTTTATGGTTACATGGTTACGGTATCCCCGAAAGCCTTTATCCATAAGGGTTTAGGGGCGTATCCAATACATAAAAATGAAAGGTTACACATGGTTATAAAGGTTACGGTAGAGTGATTATATAGTCTGATATAATCAGATTTATAGAAATATAATTCAATAATAGAAAAATAACAATATAAATTATTAGATATTCATACTATAAATAGAGCTATTATTATCTATTTAGAAACAATTTAGGAGCTTTTAAAGGATATGGACTACAAGGAAATAATGCCGAATGACAAGATAATTGTGATGATAAATGACATACACAATAAATGGTGGAAGTCGGCAAGGGAGTTTGATGAAAATTCAGATAAAGATGAGGTCGCAAAGTCTATGCAGGTCTTAATGAAATATGTTGAGGCGAACTATTCAAGCTATCCGATTGCATGCAAGATAATGGAGGCTTACATAGACGAGCTTGACGCAAGGGTAAAGGGCGGATACAGAAGTTTTGAGGGAGAGAAAGAAAAGAAATGCTGAAAAAAATAGCAGAAATAGTAAATGAAAATGGTGGATTTGATATGATCGAATCCGGTTTAGAATATTTGGATGGCTTCAACGAATCAATTAAAGAACTAGAAACAGCTGATTGCAAAAGTATATATGTAAAAATATCAAATAGCGATTCTGTATACAAGATAGTTCATCCGATAATAGGCATTGATGTTACAAGAAAGATAGTTGATTTAATTATAGAGGACTTAAAAGAAAGAAGGGATCGTTCTGAAAAACGACTTCACGGGATAACTAATGAAATATGCAACATAGCGTTTGCTACACGAGTAAAGGAGTAAGGGTATGACAAGAAAAGAGATTTTAACAGAAGCAGAAAAGTGCGTATGCAACGGCAGGAATATACAGTACGGAGAGCCAGAGGATAATTTTAATACTATTGCGAAGTTCTGGAGCGCCTTCCTAGATATAGAGATAGCAGCATGGCAGGTGGCCGCAATGATGATGCTTATGAAGAATGCGAGAATAAAGTCAAGCAAGGGAAGGGATAAGGACAGCTGGGTTGATACTGCAGGGTATTCCGCTTGCGGTGGAGAGCTTATGCCTGGAGAAAATGAATAGATTTAGTTTTAAGACGGTTAGAATAGCGCACACGGCACTTTAATGGTATTGGTCTATATTTTATACCTAAAAGAATTAAAATGTTGTGTGAAGCAAAATAAGTGAGGTGAAGAGGATATGCAAAATAATCCGGCAAACAAACTAAAAGACTTTATGTGGCAGTTTCTAATGGACAAGGGGCAGAAGGCGAATATACCTGCACTAAAAGAGAATGTGTACACTTTGATAGCTATGGCTACACAGAAGACCGCAGGACAGAAAAAAGGCATAAATTGGAGTGAGCTTGATATGGTACTGTTTAGCGTGATAGTTGAAGCTACAGCTTTAGTGTTATCAGGGGAATTGGACAAGATAGAAGGAGAAACGGATGGCGATACAAAAGAGTGTGACAATAAACCGTAAAGAATACGAAAAAATAAAGAAGTACGACCGTACGCAGATGGATACATTTATTCAAAGTGTATACAAAAGTGGATTTGAAGATGGGAAAAGTTCTGTGAAGGGCATAGATTTTTCAAACGTTGAGAAATTGTTACTGACTGTAAAAGGCATAGGAGAAAAGAAGGCTAAGGATATAGTGATAGCACTGGAGAGGGAGTTGACATGTTAATGCCGAATGTAGATATAGAAAAATTTGAAGAGTTCGGATTTAAGCCGTGCAGGGGAATTCCTAGAGACTTGCAATGCTATTACTTGTGCGTTGCAAGAGGCCGTAAGTTTATTTTTGTCAGTCCGAAGTGCTTTGAGATTGAAAATTGGTGGAAACATGATTCAAGGATACATGCAAGACCGAATTGCAAGTACAGAGACAACCGCACGGATATAGATATTTTATACGACTTGATAAAAGCTGGAATGCTAAAAAAGAGAGGTGAAGAATGAGAAAAATACTTGTATACGCAAATGCAAATATTCCTGATGATGGCGTAGAAATAGAATTTGAAGTCGAGAATGATGTGACAGATGATAGGATTGGAGAAGAGGCATTACAGGCAGTTATGAACCTTGTTGATTGGTATTGGGTGGAGGCGAGAAAATATGATTAAAGAGCAAGCAAGGCAGATATTACAACATTACGGCGTTCTACATCAAAAATCTAAGTCAATCGAGGAGCTTGCAGAGTTGATTGTGGCACTACAAAAAGACATCCTTGAGGGCAAAGAAAGCCACTCAAGGGCGGTGCTGGAAGAGATAGCAGATGTGCATATTATGCTTACGCAGTTGCTTGATGATGAAAGTGACAAGACGATGGTATCGCTTATAGTCGACAAGAAACTGAAAAGGCAGATGAGAAGAATTAAGGCGGAGAAGGACAAAGACATTGCGAAGGGATTGATATGTAAACATTGTAGGTGGTACGAAGAGCAGTATGGGCGTACAGGCATATGCATTTGCTCAAGAAGTGGTGAATGCGGGAATTATATAGATGGCAACTTGATGACATGTCAAGAGTGGGAAAGAAGGTAATAAAAATGAAATTTAATATTTATGACTATAAAGACAATGCTGTAGAAATAGATACAAAAGGTAAAGATGTGGCAAGTATATTTGTTGAGGTTATATCCGGAGATGAGTGTATAGAGATACTATATAAGAGTGGATGTTTTACGGTGGTGGATAGTTCGAGTGATAGATTTATACATTACCATGACGGTAGTTATAAGTTATCGGGCGATAAGTTGGCAGAGTGGGCGAGGTATACTCCGACAGAGAAAGGGGAAGGAGTAGCTTACGAAAGACTGTGGAAGTTTGGAGCGGATGGTGAGTAAATGAAGATAAAAACAATGTACACGTGTGAGGTGTGCGGAACGGACTACAAAGAACAGTGCAGAGCAGAACAGTGCGAAAAGAGCCACAGGGTCGATATTGAGATAGCGAGGGCTGACTATCTGCCGATTGGTTATGATAGCAGCCTAAAAGGTTATGATAATAGCCTAAAAGGTTTTCCTGTACGGATATTGATGAAAGCAAAAGACGGCACAAGTATGCTATACAAGAGGTGTGAGTAATGACGGCGAAAGAATATTTAAGTCAGCTATTAAATCTTGAAAGGCTTATTGAAGCAAAGCGATTAGAGTGCGAAAGGCTTGACACAATGTCAAAAAAAGTGAGTAGTACTTTGAGTGAATGTAAAGTTGAGGCAAGTCATGACAATGACAAAAATGCTGTTATTATCATACACATGATAGATTTAAAAAAAGACATTAGCGAGCAGATGAAAGTGTATGCGGAGCTACAAGCAAAGATAAGCAAAGAGATAGATGATGTAGAGGACATAAGATACAGAAGTTTACTAATTATGCGATACATAAACGGGCTGAAATTTGGTGATATAGCGGACAAAATGAATTACGGGACAAGGTGGGTTCTAATATTGCACAGAGAGGCTTTGAAGGAATTTGACAGGTTGCACGGTGAAAGATATTGCGCCTAATTTTAAAACAAGTCATATAAATTCACATATTGACAGTGCTATACTGTATACGTGAAAAGTTTAAAGCAAGTACTTTTTCATATGACCTCCTTTATGTATGATATCGGGGCAGGCTTTTATTGATGTTTCACCTGCCCCAAAAGCTAAAGGATACACTACTAAATATTTTCTTCCAGAGAGGCAGCTTGTAGGGCTGTCTTTTTTGTATTCAAAATCACAGAAAGGAGCTGATGAATATATCAAATTAACTTTAAAACAACAGAGATTTGCTGATGAATATATCATCAGTGGAAATGCGACAGATGCAGCCATAAAAGCTGGGTATAGTGAAAAGTATGCTAATACAAATGCCAGTAAACTACTACAAAATACTACCGTAAAAGCTTACATTGATGCCAGATTGGATGATTTGGCAAGTAAAAAGATTGCAGACCAGCACGAGGTACTTGCTTACTTAACTTCAGTTCTCAGAGGCGAGACGCAGTCGGAGATTGTGGTTGTCGAAGGAGTAGGTGACGGCTGTAGCGAAGCAAGAAGGTTGCAGAAGCTTCCTGACGAGAAAGAACGATTGAAAGCTGCGGAGCTCTTAGGCAAGCGTATGGGACTGTTTAAAGATAAGTTAGATATTACTGCCAATGTGCCGGTAATAATCTCAGGGGGTGATGAACTTGAAGACTGATGTCATTAAGATTCATTTACCTGAGGTAGTTGGTAAGGGATACGGCACATATTGGCGGTATAAAGGCCGATACAGAGTCTGCAAAGGTAGTCGTGCCAGTAAGAAGTCCAAGACAACCGCCCTTTGGTATATATGGGCAATCATGAAGTATCCACAGGCTAATCTGCTTGTGGTCCGTAAGGTATTCAGAACTTTAAAAGACAGCTGCTTTACAGAGCTTAAATGGGCGATAAGGAGACTGAAGGTTGAAAACCATTGGGAAGTTAAAGAATCACCGCTTGAGATGACTTATATTCCGACTGGACAAAAGATATATTTCAGGGGCCTTGATGATCCACTTAAGATTACATCAATCACAGTAGAACAAGGATACCTTTGTTGGATGTGGCTTGAAGAGGCCTATGAGATATCAAATGAAAACGACTTCAATATGCTTGATGAGTCGATAAGAGGCGCTATTCCTGATGGTGTAAAGTTGTTTAAGCAGATAACAATAACGTTAAACCCCTGGAATGAGCATCACTGGATAAAGAAAAGGTTCTTTGATGTTCCGGATGATGAAGTTCTGGCAATGACTACAAATTATCTTTGTAATGAGTGGCTTGATAAGGCCGATTTGAAGGTATTTGAGTCAATGAAGAAGAATAATCCTAGACGTTATCAGGTTGCAGGCCTTGGAGAGTGGGGTATAGTTGACGGACTTGTATACGAAAACTGGGAAGAAAAAGCCTTTGATATAAACGAGATAAAAAAGATATCAACAATACAGTCGGTATTCGGCCTTGATTTTGGGTATACGAATGACCCAAGTGCTTTGTTCTGTGGCCTTGTAGATACGAAAAGCAAGACAATATGGGTATTTGATGAGATTTACAAGAAGGGCATGAGCAATGAAGCGATAGCTGATGAAGTTACTAAGATGGGATACGCCAAGGAGCGTATAAGAGCCGACAGTGCGGAGAAAAAGAGCATTGACAGGCTTTATACTTTAGGCCTATCGCATATAACTGCTGCAAGAAAGGGACCTGACAGTATAGTTCACGGTATCGACTTTATACAGGACTACCACATAATAATTCATCCAAGGTGTGTAAATTTCATTACAGAGATATCCAACTACACATGGGCAAAAGACAGCAAGACAGGCAATATGATAAATAAGCCTATTGATGATTTTAATCACCTTATGGACGCCATGAGATACGCTCTTGAGGATATCTCGATGGGCTCTGTGTATAGTTTTGATTAAAAGGGAGTGAAGATGTGGATTTCATAAAAAGAATAATTTTGGCAATAAGTCAATTTTTTAATAAAAAGAGTATAGCAGGCATATCGGGGATAAGTATTCTAAAGAATGAGACGCTGATATGGAGGTCTTCACCTGATAGGAAAATGCAGCTGAAAGGTGCAATGTACTATGAAGGAGTCCAAGACATACTGAGGAGAAAAAGGACAGTGATAGGCGAAGGCGGAGATCTGCAGGAGGTTAGCAATCTGCCAAATAACAGAATCATAGACAACCAGTACGCGAAGCTTGTTAATCAAAAAGCTAATTACCTACTTGGACAGCCGTTTGTAGTAAGCTCAGACAATAAAGACTATCTGGAGTGTTTAAAACAGGTGTTTAACAAAAAGTTTATGAGAAATATAAAGACGGCAGGAAAATATATGTTAAACACAGGCATAGCATGGATTTATCCACACTATGACGGTAGTGGACAGCTAAGCTTTAAGGTTTTTCCGGGATATGAAATTTTGCCTTTTTGGGAAGATGATGAAAAGACCAAAGTAAGGTTGGCTGTACGATTATACAAAACAGAAAAATACACATACAATGGAACTAAGACTGAAGTGGAAAGAGTTGAGGTATATGCTCCGGATGGTGTGTACAGATTCATATTAAACGGTGAAGCCATAAGAGGCGACGATATTATTCCATATAGCGCTTATGTAAATACCGAAAATGAAAACTATAATTGGGGTAGGATACCTTTTGTACCGATGAAATATCATGACGGCACGCCATTACTAAAGCGAGTTAAATCCCTCCAAGACGGTATCAATATAATGCTTTCGGACTTTGAAAACAACATGCAGGAAGACGCAAGGAATACTATTCTTGTCATTAAGAATTATGACGGGCAGGATTTAGGAGAATTTAGGCAGAAGCTTGCATTGTACGGAGCTGTTAAGGTCAGAAGCAATGATAGTGAAAAAGGTGGAGTTGATACTCTTGAGGTTAAGGTGAATGTAGACAACTACAAAGCTATTATTGAGATATTCAAAAAAGCCTTAATTGAGAATGGGATGGGTTACGACGCTAAAGATGATAGAATGTCTGGCAATCCTAATCAGATGAATATTCAGAGCATGTACAGTGATATTGACTTAGATGCAAACGATATGGAAACAGAACTGCAGGCGGCTTTTGAGGATTTGCTTTGGTTCGTGAAGGCGCACTTATCCAATATGGGATTAGGTGATTTTGAGGATGAAGAGGCTACTATCACATTTAACAGAGATATATTGATAAATGAGACGGAGGCAATAGACAGTTGCGTTAAGTCTGTAGGCATCTTATCGGATGAGACTATCATAGAGCAGCATCCTTGGGTAGATGATGTTCAGAAGGAACTTGAGCGTATAAAGAAGCAAAAAGAAGACCAAGTAAAAGACCAGTATGGCGCATTTAACAGCACTGCAGATGCCGATTTTAAGGATGGTGATGATATGTGAAGAACTCAGACTACTGGATAAACAGATTCGGTCAGCTTGAAAGTGTCACCAATAAAGATGCTATGGAGGCCTACAGGGATGTTGAGGAAATATACCAAAAGGCTCAAACAGAGCTTGAGGATAAAATAAATACCTGGTATCAAAGATTTGCAACTAACAACCAAATATCCATGGCAGAGGCGAGAAAGCTATTAACCACAGGAGAGATGAAAGAACTTAAGTGGTCGGTAGAAGAGTATATAAAGCATGGCAAAGAAAATGCTATCAGCGGTCAGTGGGCAAAAGAACTTGAGAATGCATCGGCAAGGTTTCACGTATCAAGGCTGGAGGCATTAAAGCTTCAGACACAGCAAAGCATTGAGGCGCTGTACGGCAATCAATTAGATATCGTGGACAGCGCAATGAGAAAAGCATATTCACAGAGGTACTATAGGACGGCTTTTGAGTTTCAGAAAGGTTTTGGAGTAGGGTTTGCAGTAGACAGGCTTGATGAAAATACACTTAGTAAAATAATCAATAAGCCTTGGGCAGTTGACGGCTATAATTTTTCTAAGAGGATATGGACTAACAAAGAAAAGTTGATAGGTGAACTTCACAGCTCTTTAACAAGAAATATAATTACCGGAGCGGACCCGGCTAAGGCTATAAAAGAGATAAAGTCTAAGATGGGTGTATCAAGCAACGCGGCAGGCAGGCTTATAATGACAGAGTCCGCCTATTTTGGTTCTGTGGCTCAAAAAGATATGCTTAATAATCTTGATGTTGAAAAATATGAGATTGTGGCTACATTGGACAGCAAGACCTCTGAGATATGTAGAAGCCTTGACGGCAAAGTATTTGATATGAAGGACTATCAGGCAGGAGTTACGGCCCCGCCTTTTCACCCGTATTGTAGAACCACCACAGCACCGTATTTCGACGACTGGGAAGAGCTGGGAATTGATAGAGAACGAGTTGCGAG